CTTTCTCTGCCCGGTTCGCTACCTTAAATGTGGTAGACCACCAGGGGGATGTGACCGTGCCCGGCGCTTTCGGGAAGCAGGGCGTGCTGATAGAGGCATACGGCCACAACGACAAGACCTTGCCCGTGGGCATGGGGGAAATCTCTGAGCAGGGCAACGACGCTCTGGTCAATGGCCGCTTCTTTCTGGATACGGCCGGCGGCAAGGAACACTATGCCACGATCAAGAATGTCGGGCCGCTCCAGCAGTGGAGTTATACCTTCGAGGTGGAGGACAGCGCCCCTGGCGTTTTCGACGGTAAGGACGTGCGTTTCCTGAAGAAGATGCACGTGATCGCCGCCGCTCCCGTCCAGCGCGGTGCGGGCGTGAATACACAGACGCTCGCCATCAAAGCCGCCGACAAAGCCGTGACTCGCACCGAGGCTGACGGCGATCACCCCGCGAGCCACTATCTGGTGGTGGAAGACCCCGAGACCGTCACCACCTGGCACTTGCGCGTGCGCGCTGTGAACGGCGACCCCGATCACCGCCTCATGGGTGCTGCTTGGGCGGCGCTGCATGGCGGCTTTCGTGGCAACGCGTATGAGGGGCCGGGCAAGACAGAGGCTATCCGCAAGCTGACTGCCATGTACTCAGCGGAGGGCATGGATGTGCCCAAGGCCGACTGGAACGGCGAGACCAAGGCCGGCCGCGTGCTGGCCCGGCGCAACGCAGAGCGGATCCTTGCGGCATACAACACGCTCACTGAGGTTTTGAAGGACGCTGGCCTGCTGGAGACAGCAGCGAGCGATAGCGCCGATGACGGCGACGACACGGACCAAGGCAAGGGTCGGAAGACTACGCCGAGGAGTTCGGAGTCAAGCACCCTCGCGGCGCGGGTGGCAATCGATCTTATGGAAAACGAATAGGAGCACGATGAATCTCAAAGAACAATTGATGGTCGCGCTGAAGGCGGCGCGAGACATCTGCGATGTGGCGGAGGAGGCGAAGCGCGACTTCACCGCCGAGGAGCGCCAGAAGGTGACTGGCTATATGACCGAGGCCGGGAAACTCAAGGCCGCGATCAAACTGGCTGAGGGCGACGAGGATCTCAAGAAGCAGATCCTGGATCTGGGCGCGGGCATCAGCCTGAACGATGCGCCTCATGCGAAGCAGGATCCCGTCCGCCCCGGCAAGGGCAAGACCATCGGCGAGCGCTTCGTTGAATCTGCCGAGTACCAGGCGTGGTACAAACATGTCGCCCCATCGGGTCAGATCCCCGACGGCGTGAAGGGCCTGGTCTCCCCACCGGTGGAGTTCAAGGACCTGATCACCGGGCTGGATGACACCTCGGCTGGCGCGTTCGTGAATCCTGACTACACCGGGATCTATGAGCCGCTGGGCCGCCGGCCCTTGACGGTGATGGATCTGGTCAACCGCCTCACTACCACCAGTGATATGGTGGAGTTCGTGCGCCAGACCAAGAAGATCACTGAGGCCGCGGCGGTTCCCGAGGCGAACATCAAGGTTTACACGGGCGCGACGGGCGAGATCGAGGGGAAAAAGCCGCAGGGCGCGATCTACTTCGAGAAGGTCTTCGAGGTGGTGAAGACCATCGCCGTGTGGGTCGCGGCCACGAAGCGGGCGCTATCCGACGCCGCGCAGATTCGTGGGATCATCGACAACGAGCTGCGCGATGATCTGGCCGAGAAGCTGGAAGACAACGTGCTCGTCGGCGACGGTGTTGGGGAAAACTTCCTGGGCATCGCCAACTACCCTGGCGTGATGGGCCAGGGATTCCTGGGCACCACAGCGCTGGCAACCTGTCGGCGGGCTGTGACCAACATTCAGGTGTTCGGCTTTTCGAGGCCGACCGCCTGGGTCTTCAACCCCACCGACTGGGAGGCCATCGAGACCGCACAGGATCTGGTGAATCAGTACTACGGCGGCGGCCCGTTTGGCAGCGCCCCGAAAATGCTTTGGGGCTATCCAGTGGCGGAGTGCGCGGGCTGGCCCGCGGGCCGGGCGATCCTGGCTGACTGGCGGAAGGTGAAAGTCTGGGATCGCCAGCGTGCGACCATCTCGGTCACCGACAGCCACGAGGATTTCTTCGTGCGCAACATCATCGCCATCCTGGCTGAGTTGCGTGCGGCCTTCGGGATCATCCGTCCGCAGGCCGTGTGGCTGGTGGATCTGCTCTAGGCGAAAGGAGCTTTGTTGTGGGGCCCCGAGTTCACGTGATCTGCCAGAACATCATGGACGACCGTGTCCTTCCTCGGATGGCGCGGTATCTCCGCGATGGTTTGGGCTGGTCCGTGAGCTCGGGGCCTGACGGCAAATGCGACGCCGTGTACCTGCTGGCCTATTTCGAGGGCGACCGGCTGCACAAGCTGAAGGCATGGCCCAAGCAACCGGTAGCAGCCTACTTCACGCACCGTGAGGAGGACGGCGGGGACAAGGCGCGCTGTTTCGATGAGATGGCAGGGAAGGTGAATCTGCGCATTGCCACCTGCCAACTCTATGCCGGGGCGCTGGCTGCGCATGGACTGACGGCGCAATGCGCGCCGCCACTGGATACGAAGATGTTCACGATCTTGCCCCGGCGCAATGGCGGCCGGCCGGTGGTCGGCTTCAGTGGCTACACCTACGCCAACCACCGCAAGGGCGAGGACCTGGTGCGCGGGCTGCTGAAGGCCCCCATCGCTGGGCGAGTCAGCTGGCAAGCCTGCGGGCGCGGGTGGCCTGTGCCGACGCAGAGATTCCCATGGGCGGCGATGCCCCGGTTCTATCAGGGGTTGGACGTACTGGTGGTGCCGAGCCGCGTGGAGGGCGTGCCCATGCCGCCCCTAGAGGCTCTAGCCTGCGGTGTTCGGGTGGTTATCCCCCGGAACGTGGGGATCCTTGATGAACTGGGGGATTGTACGGGAGTTTATCGCTATCCCAAGGGGGATCTGAAGGGGCTGATACACGCCGTAGAGCAGGCGGCTTTCCCGGATGAGCCGATAGACCGCCAGAGGTTGCGGGGGGTGATCGCGCCGTATTCGGTGGAGACCTGGTGCCGGGACAATGAGCGGGCCGTGACGAAGATGCTGGAAGGAGGAAGGGGATGAATCTCAAACATCCTCTCATGTTCGGGGAGAATCTAATGCAGTTGCTACCGTGGGTGCCAGACAACTGTCATCGGGTAGTGATCGACATTGAGGCTGATGCGTTGGTGAAGGTCTACATGGAGCTGATTGCTGATGTAGACGAAATCACGGTCAACGCCCTGGCCGGCCTGACTGGCGGCGAGGTGGTGACGATTTCGCCCAAGGCCGCCGAGGCGCCGCCGACGCGAAAAGCGCCGGACACCTCCAGCAAGACGGACAGGCTGAAATGAGCAGGGGGATTTTCTGCGTCGCCTTCGGTGAACCGGCTCGAAAGTGCGCCTTGCGGCTGATGACCAGCTCGAAGCGTTTCATGCCCGATATTCCGATCTGCCTGTGCGCGGCAAAGAGGATCGGGCCGGAAGACCACCTGGTCATTCAACCCGATTCCGACATCGGCGGGCGGCGGGCGAAACTGAAGGCGTACGAGTTATCGCCAGCCGAATGGGACGCCGTGCTCTATCTCGATGCGGACACGGAAGTCGTGGCTCCCATATACGCTTTTTGGGAATGGATTGAGGACGGGTGGGAGTTCGTGATCACGAAAGACCCGCACCTGTTGGACACCCTACACGCTTTTGAGCGCAAGAACAACAAGCGTGAGCTGGCCGGCTTGGAACAGGAGATCAAGACCTTGCACACGTTGCAATGGAACGGCGGGGTGTGGGCCTTCGGGCGCAACGAGCGCATCCGCGCCTTTTTTGTGCGCTGGCAGTTGGAGTGGGAGGTGTTCGCCCAACGCGACCAGGGGGCCCTGGTGCGCGCGATGTACACCGACCCGCTGAAGATATGGCTGCTCGGAAACGAGTGGAACACCTTCGACAAGTACACGGCGGGTATCACCACCGCCGGGCTGAGGCACTACCCCGGCGACGCACGGCGGTGGAGCGGGATGGTGTCGGGACGGATAGACAGCCCGGAGGCGTGGCGGATGGTCAAGCTGCATGAGGAGAGGCGGCGGCCATGATCACTGATATCGTGCTCTGCACTCGCAACCGCCTGCCGCTGCTCAAGCGCACGCTCACCTATCTGTTCGAGCGCACGACATCCGCATTTCGCCTGCACGTGATAGACGATGCCTCTACTGAGGGGAATGTGCCATATCTGCGGAGTCTGCTGCAAGCGGGGATGATTGCGGGCCTGACCACCCGACCCAGGAGCGAGCCGATTGGGGCCAACTGGAACGCGGCGGCCCTGTTGGCAGTGTCGGACGTGCTGGTATTTACCGACGACGACATCCTGTGCCCAGCGCTCGAACCGGACTGGCTGAGCCGTGGGCTGGCGGCAATGGCCAGATACCGCAAGTTGGGATTGCTGGCGCTGCATCTGCCGACTGCCCCCGCCAAAGCCATCCGTCAAGAAGGCCCCTTGACGCTCTGTGATCGCGTGGGCGCGCATCTGGCATTCATCCGGCGCGATCTCATGCGCAGCATCGTCATCCCGCCGGTCGGGGGCAGCCTGGGCGGGATCAAGATCCGCGCTGACAGCACGAGCTTGGACCGCGCATGGAGCGGCGAGGTGTCAGCGAAAGGCTGGTCCGTGGCCTATCTGACTGGCGTGTACTGCCAACACATTGGCGCGGTGTCGGCGCGCAACGGCCAGGATCTGAGGTCGCGGGATGTGGTACTGATCAACGCGGATACGCTGGAGCCATTGGCGGCGATGATTGTAAGGACGGCTCCGCATGGTCACTGACATTGTGATCGGTACGCATAATCGGCTGGACATGCTCCGGCGCACCATCGAATGTATCCAAGAACGCACGACGACGCCCTATCGCCTGAGCGTGATTGATGACGCCAGCACCGATGGCACCGCCGATTACATCAAGGCATTGGGGCTGAATCTTTATAGGCGCGAAAAGCGAGCGGGTATGCACCAGAACCTGATCGACGTGGCCAAGGTATCTAAGTCAGACCCGGTGATCTGTACGGACGATGATGCGTTGTGCCCGTTACTCGATCCGGACTGGTTGCATCGGCTACTCGATGCGATGTCCAGTCGCCCGAAACTGTTGATGCTGGGCCTGAACAATCCCGGCGACAACAAGACCGGCTCACGTCACCCCTACGCTGACGATGGCGAGGTAGTCTACTCGGCTTACGTGAGCGGCCATTTCCTGGCAATGCGCCGTGGTTTGGTATTGGTATCTGGCGGCCTATTTACGAGGCGGGAGGACCGCCGTTCGCCGAATAAGACGCAGGCGCGGCATGTACGGAAAAATGGTGGGGTAGTCGGATACTTGAAGGATGTATATACCTGGCACTACTGCCCAGACTCAATACGGGTGCCGGGGAAGAACTGGACGCGCCTCATGATCGAGCCGGTGGACCTGGTCACATTGGAGCCGCCGGAGGAGTACCGCCAATGCCGGATACTCTGAACCTGGGCTGTGGAAACGTTATCCTGCCGGGCGCTGTCAACCACGACATCCGACGGCACCGGTCAGAGATCGATGTGGTGCATGATCTCAACGTCCTGCCCTGGCCCTGGGCAGATGAGTCATTTGACTGCATAGTCGCCCAAGCCGTGTTAGAGCATCTACG